AGGATCAACCGACACGCCTGGAGTGGCAGCAGGCATCTCTTCGTTCATGCGCTGTTTCAAGGCCTGTTCTACCATGACCAGCTTGATGTAGTCGGGATTGCGCTCGCTGTAGTGGCGGCTGACTGATGTGCGCCATTCGCGCAGGAGAGCCTGTGTGCGGCCCAGCATTTTACGGGCCTGGGCTTCCGTGATCCTATCGAAATCGATAGCGTGGCCCATGTGGCTCTTAAGCGTTTTAGCGATGTGTTCTGTGGGACGCTGTGCGCCCAGCTCGTGCAGTTTCATTGTTGAATCCTCGAAGTTGCCAGTATTTAGCCACATTTACACATTTGGCCAATCGTTCATCCACCTGCTGCAGGCGCCAGCGCCGGCTGGCTATCTTGGCTTCTATGGCGTCTGAGTTGGTAGTCAGTTTGCCCCGACGCGCCATGTGTTCGCGGGCCGCGATATCGCTCTCTAGCATGAGTTTCTGCTGGTCCAGATCCTGGATATCGGTGCTCAATCTGTGCTGATGATACTTGTCGGCCACGCACCAGCTGACCGCGGATTTCAGTCCGGTCATGACGGCCTGCAGATCGCCACGTTTGCTCACGCGCCACAGCCCTTGATGGGGTTGTACGCTGTAGATCTCGAACACCAGATAGCCTCGGCCTTCGGGTATGATTGTGTTGGGTGCGAGCGCGGCGAGATCCTGCGCGACCATGTCGTGCAGCCTATGGAACGCTTTTTGTGGGGTCATTTAAGGACGTAGGTAGTGAGGAGATAACCGATAATGCCCAGGAGCGTGGCCGTGAGTCCGACACCGAAGGTCATGATCTGGCTGTTGCGCTTTTCTGTCCAGCTCATCACGCCCTCGTGTATTTCGCGTATGGCCTCATGCATGCCCGTGATCTTGTTCTCCATGTTTTCCAGTTTTTCTTCCAGGAAACGATAGCGCTCGGCACACAGCTCCACGTGTGCTTCCAGGCTCTTTTTCTCGATATCTGTAGGGTCTGCCATGATGGATTATTTATGGGTGGACGGGCTCAAACACGATGTTGATGCCGGGTATGAGCATGGGCGTGACCTTGACTGTTTCGGTCAGACCTATCAGCATGGGCACCATGGCCGAATCCTGTTCCAGCTGCCCATAGGGCTTGCCGTCCAGGCCCAGGACTTCGGGCGAGTCCACCGTGAACTCAAAGGTCCACCAGGGATCCTGCCCGAATATCAGGTGCGGGTCGGTCATGCTGTGTGGTTGTGTGCGCAGGCTTAGGATCTGCAGCAGGGTCTCCCAGTTGCGCTGCTGGTTGCGGGCCAGCATCCAGGTCTGGTGATCGGTGATAGGTCGTCCCGAGCGATCCTGGAACGGCAGGCGCCCGGCCGTGAACGCATGCTTGACACCGGTGGCCGTGATGTCAAACAGGGTCCTACAGCGCACTATCATCGATCCACCACCCGGCAGTTGGCGGCCACTACCAATCGATCCCGCGTGCCGCGGTAGGTGATGGCGCTGTGTTGCACCCACGAAGGAAATACAATCAGCATGCCCGGTTCGCCAAAGAAATCAGTGGAGGTCTGTCGCTGCATCCAGGCAGTGCCGGCATCCACATACATGTTGTGATTGGGATTGTAGAAACGATTCACACCGTTGGTGGTTCCGGCCTGCATGTCGCCCACGTCGATATAGTAGATGGCCGACCATGAGCTGTCAGGGTGGGCATGCATGTCGTGGTAGCCACCGTCCCGGGTGATATGGCACCATGATTCGTGTATGTCCACCGCCACCTCGCGGCCATTGGCCCAGGCCAGCTGATTGGCATGCGCAGCCGCCTGGTAGAAACACTGCTTGATCCAGCTGGCCAGGGCCTGCACCGCTGGATCTTCGATGTTGAGGAAATCAAATGCGCTTTCGTACAGGCCGCCTTTGGCATTGAGAGCGATGGTGCTGAAGTTCTGGTCGCGTTCGCGCTGATAACAGATCTCGCGCAGGTGTTCGCCGTGCTGATCGTGGTCCTCCCACTGGAAATCATAGAACCAAACCGGCCACATGGATATGGGTTGCATGAGATTATTTACGGCCATAAAAAAACCCCGGAAAGTTCCGGGGTTCTTGTTTCACTAACCGATGATTAGTTCGTAAAGGTTGCTTGGGCCGACACTGAAGACCCGCCGCCAAGTGCGGCGTCGATGTCAGCTGTCAGCGAGGCAGCGGTGTAAGCGCCTGTGGGATACAGGGCCAGGGCCAGTGTGTCTGTACCTGTGTCCGTGAACTCATAGATCGCGATAGTGGCCTTCTGCTGGATCGTCTGGATAGCTGTAAGAGCGATCGTGGTGTTGGCTGCGATATCGGCCAGCGTGATCGTGAAGAAGTCCAGCTTGGGACCTTGCGTGTTGACGGTCACACCCGATGTGACGGCATTGACTGCTGTATAGGTGTAGGACGGGCTGTCCTGGTTCATTACCTGTTTAAAGTCGCCATTGACTCGTGTTACTGTTGCCATTTTGTTACTCTCCTTGTATGTGGCCTTCAAAGGGCCTACTTTTATTTACCAAACTGACGAAAAATGGAATAGGCTATGCTAATTCTGGGTTGTTTCTTGCGAAGTTGGCGGCGCTAAAACGCATCCTGTCCACGAACTTCATGCCCTGTCCCACGTAGCCTTCATGCCCAGGCTCGTCGTTCACGCTGGCCTGCACGTCCTGCGCTTGGCTGTCCAACTGCCTGACCAGGTCGTTCTTGAGGCTGGATATGTCCAGGAAGGCCTGGAACACAGCCGCCACTGCCTGCCGGTTCTCAGTGGCCCACTCAAATATGCGTGGTGCTTTGGCCGGCGCGCGCTGCTGCACCCACTCGCCAAAACCGCCTATGAGATTGCTGTAGTCTTGGGCACGCACCCTGCTGTTCATGTACTGTTTGATCAGCTGAGGAAAGTCTGTGATCTTACGAGCACGCAGTTCCGCGGGATTGAACAGCTGATCGATCGCCCGGCCATATTGGGCGATGATGCGCTGGACATCCTTTACTACCTGGAGCTTCAGTTTGATATCGCGCGGTTCGCGCAGGCTGGGATCCAGGATCAAGAGACCCGGTACCTCAGCGAGATCCGCTGCACTGATGGCTTGTGGAGCCGCACCTGGAGCCGCCAGTTGCGTGTGCACCACGATACCGATCTGGCTGGCACCAATCTGTCGGCCCAGGTCGCTCGCCACGGGCACGCGATACTTGACCGTGTTGGGCTGGAACTCGTAGGCTCCATTGACCACCTGCGGTCGCTGCGTGTAAAGTAGATCGCCCTGCACGTACCCGCGGAAGTCCTGCGGTACCGCCCGCCGGAGCACAGGGAAAAGCTGTCGGTAAAGATCGACCAATCCACCGCGATCCCCGCCGCGTGCGCGCATGATCTGCTCGATCTGTTCAGGACTGGTGGCCAGGCCGTCATAGCCCTGGGCACCAAAACCGGCCTTGTCTGTCAGCACAAACTCGCCCGAAGGCTTGCGGCCAAATATGATGGCGGGCCTACCGTCCCACTTTACCGTGGTTGATGCAGGATTTCTCGCGGCGGCCACGATGCCATCTAGTGCGGCCTTCAATCCGCGGCTGCCAGCATCTAACACCATGTCTTCTGGGTGCTCGATCCTGGCCGCTTCAAATATGGGCACCATGCCCTGGTTCACGATGCGATCTCTCAGGCGGGCCATCCAGTTCACTTCCGAGTATTCGGTATAGACTTCTGTGGTCTCTTGGATGGGCGTGCCCTCCCGCTCCATGTGCGCGCGGAAATCGGCCAGCTTCTCCTCTCGTTTGGGATCCTGGGCCAAAGCAGCCATGATGCGCTCGACCGAGCCTAGGTCATGGCTGGTGGCGCGGGGATTCAAGAGCAGGTGCGCGATCTGCTCGGGGTCATCCGTGATCAGCCGGTTGGAGGCGCGGTCCGCTATGCCATCCAGCTGGTTCAGCTTGTAGCCCATCGACTTGGCGATGCTGTTGATCAGTATGTTGCGCGTGGCGCCTTTGTATTTTGACTCTGGATCCTGGCGCAAGATGAATTTTGAAAAATCGGGTTTGGGCATGAACATGAAATCGGTCTGCACGAACCCGGTATCAGCCCGGCCGCGAATGGGCGTGAGGAAATGAACAGCAGTGCCGGATTTTTTCACCCATTGGGCGGGATCTTGCCCGTGCTGGCTCACGTAGTCGGCCAGCCGCTGGGCGAATTCTGCCTTGTCTGTTTTGGTCGAATCTACTGCCAGGTCGAGATCGCCCGATGTGGGCTTGAGCCCAGTTGACCCCAAGGCCATGGTCCTGAGCTCAAGGCCAGTCACGCGCTCCAGCCAGTCTATGGTTGGTTCTATGTCCTGTAGATTGATGCGCTGGGTTCTGGGCTTGCCTTGGGCATCTTTGAAAATGTTTCCGCCTTCGTTAATCTGCATCGGTACGTCTCACGGTCCTAGTGAATTTGCCGGCATCTTTGGCGCGGATAGCATTGAGCAATTTACGCACGAGATTTTCAGCCTGATCCGGGGGATAGGCCGCTTCAATCTGCTCGATCAAGCGCACGGCGCTGGCTATCACATTGCTTGCGCGGCTCTCGATGACGTAGCGACGGTCCCGCTCCTCATATCTCTCGGAGTAGATACTATCAAGTTCTTCTAGGATGCTGCGGGTCCGTTTTTGCATTGTTATATGACCTTTCGATTATTTATTGGAGGGTGGCTTCCAAAACTCGTAAATATCCCATCAGGCATATTTAAAGGCATACATTATGGCGACAGAATTAGAACAGATAGAGCTCTTGTTGGCTGAATTCCGCAGGCCCTGCCCCGAGGGTCCAGAATATCAAGACAGACTGGCGGAAGAATTTGGCATCATAATCCAGCAGCGGTTTACAGATTATTTCCTCAAGATCCGACGAGTGCTGGATCTCAACCGGGACATACCACACATGACACGCGGCTCGGCTGGCAGCAGCCTGGTCTGCTATCTCATGGCGATAACAGACGTGGATCCCATAGAGTGGCGCATACCCCTGGCACGATTCCTCAATCCTTTCCGGGACGATCTTCCGGATGTGGATATAGATGTTCCACACCATCAGCAAGAGCTGGCCATGCAGAGGATCTTTGACGCTTGGCCCGGACGCACTGCCAGGATATCCAACTATGTGATGTACAAAGAACGATCAGCCCGGCGAGAAGCTGCCAAGCGCCTGGGGGCGAAAGGACGCTTGCCGCGCGATATCGATTATGAGAAACTGGGCGTGGACGCAGAAGAAGCCCGCAGGATTGAAAAGAAATTGATGGGCAAGAAACGCTGCCTATCCAAGCACTGCGGCGGCGTGATCGTGTTTGACAGGAAGTTGCCCCAGAGCCTGTTCCGTGCGGACAATCTCATACTCTTGGACAAAAACGAAGTGGAAGACCTTGAACATCTCAAGGTAGACATCCTGGCCAATCGTGGGCTCAGCCAGCTCATGGAGATCGACAGTTCTCGCATGATACACGAGTATCCCCGGACCGATGAACTCACGGCCGATCTCTTACAGCGTGGTGATGTGCTAGGGGTCACGCAGGGCGAAAGTCCGGCCATGCGGCGCCTGTTCCGTGCCATACAGCCTACGTCTGTAGATGACTGTGTGTTCGCTACTGCCTTGGTTCGCCCGGTAGCTGTAGAAGGTAGGAAGAAAGCTAGTTTCTTCCATGACTGGACCAAGAAGACCGTGCAGGAGTCAGCTATCGTGTGTGAGGATGATGCTATAGAAAAGATCATGCGACTGATCTCGGTCAACGCCTACGAAGCCGACATGTATCGCCGTGCATTCGCCAAAAGGAACGAAGAAAAAGTCATGGAGTTCATGGCCAGGCTGGGTGATCATCCTGACAAACATCAGATCTATCAAGAGATGCAGAGCCTGGCGGGTTTTGGCCTGTGCCGCGCCCATGCAGTGAACCTTGGACGCTTGATCTGGGCTCTGGCCTGGCAGAAGGCGCACAATCCAAGAGAATTCTGGAGGGCAGCTCTCAAGCACTGCCAAGGTTCATACGCACGTTGGGTCTACAGGAACGAAGCCAAGCGCGCGGGCTGGGATCTGCGCGAGCTAGGATTTGCGAACTGGATCACCGAAGATCCCGTAGAGTCATTCTTAGAACACGGTTGTTGGAATAGCCCGGGCTTCTTGCCCCGCATGGGAGTGAGGAATCTTTATTTGGATAAATTTGAGTTTGCTGGCATAGTAGCAAATAGCC